CTTAGTCTCGCCCATGTATCCCCAGGCATATCCGTCTTCAATCATTTCTTCATTAACGGACTTTGTATTTCCATTTAGGTAAACCCATCCAAGAATACGGCCATACTTTTCAGAACTGTCTGGCTTTTCTGTTTTTACAACAATATCTTTAGCATCTTTAAATTTAGACTTTAAATAATCTTTTGATTCTAAACCTAGTGTTTTTTCAAGTTTGTCTGTTGTTCTAGATTCTGGAGTATCTATGCCAGCCAGTCTAAGTCTTTGAGAATATGAAATGCTAAATCCTAGGTCAATATCAACATCGATAGTATCCCCGTCTACTATCTTTGTTACTTGCTTAACTCTGTATTCAAACATGATTCCCCTTAAATTTATAATGAGCAGGCGACCTATATATATTATATCATTTATTAAATACTATTAATCAGACATCTCTTCAATAAGCTTCAATAGACTGGATATGTCTTTTTGGCTCGTGGTTATCATAAAATCATTTATACCATATTTTTTAGATATCTCATTAATTTGTTGTTTAACCTCTTCCATATTGCCACGGATCAAATGCTCTCTCTTTTCCAAAATAGAAGGGGTCAATGATTTATTTATTTCCCATGACTGATAACAGTATTCTATTTCTGAGTCAAGCTCTTCTTTGGTTTCCCTAATAAGGGGATCAATACATAAAACTAATTTGGTATCTTTTGCTTTAGCATAATTTTCTTCCATCTTCCAATGATCAAAAATAATATAATCTGTCCACCTGTTCCCAAGTTCAAGTGTAATTGGTGAATTTGCTATTGTATAAGAAATTAAATCTTCTGGTTTCATATAAGAAAAAAATTTTTCTGCCCATTTATCTGTAAACTCTATTCTTTTTTCAATGGTATTTATTAATGATTCTTCAAGGTTATACATCTTAATTGCTGCTTGTTCTTCATCTTCAAGCATTTTGCCAGCTACCATATTAAATGTTAATCTGTCTCCATAAGCCTGTTTCATTGTATTAAAAAATCTAATTGCATACTCTGGGCTTAAAGTATAAGGCCTGAATGCCATCATAAATTTAAGATTTTTTGTTAACCTAATCATTATTGGTAAAAATGGAACATAGTCTGGTGACCATATTGAATAGGTTAAAAGAACAGAATAGACTTTTGATTTTTCTAAAGTCCTTGCCATTTCAACTAATTTATCTTCTGTGTTGCCGAAATCAAACCTATGCATCCAATGAAATTTCATTTTTTATTTTCTTTATATGAATTAAAAAATTGTTCTGCCCAGTATGTATGATATGGAATTCCAGAATGTCCATGGTCTCTGGCCGATAGATCTTTTGTATGGTATCCAGACTCTTTTGCCCATTTATAAAAATTTTTGACATTACCAATATCTACATAGTTGTTAAATAAACCACTTTCTCTGATAGTTGCAGAAGCATATTGATCCCAAGTTCCCCACAAAAAATTTATTCCCATTACTTTACAAATCTGTTCCATTAGCATTATATTATGAATTGAGTTTATAACAAAGTCAGATTTTCTTTCATCACTCATATATTCATGAATCATGAGTTTTCCGTTTGCTATTGCCGATTGTCTCATTGCCTCTTCAGGCAAATTGTCATCTATAAAAAGGGGCTCAGAGTCATTAATTACTGCATCTTCAAATTCTTTTAAGAAGAATTTATCTTTAAGGTTATATGAGGCCATTGTTTCTAAGCCAATTTTTTGTTCCCAAAATTTTTTTATATCGTTCCATTTATAATGTCTATAAAAATCTGGATAGTTAACGAATAAATTATTTGGTTTTCCGTACTGTTGCATGTAGCTAATTATTTGCTTATTTATTGCAGTAATACCAACAGCACGAACTCCTACGTTAAAAAATCCAGAACATGGCTCTTCATTTATAATTTTTTTATATAATTGATTTGCCCAAATATTTTCTAATTTATTCCCAAGACCTTCTGTTTCAGAACAGCCAGCAAAAAGAACATGTGTTCCAGAATGATTGTTTGTGAATTCGTCTGACCGCAACCCTGCGGAATTATAACTATAAGTAACTTCGTCATCTTCTGGGATCCCAAGCTTTTCTTCATGTATCATTAATTTAAAACTTGAGTTTGGGTTTTGAAAACTAATTAATCCTTTAACAAATGGAGGTCCAGAAAAGTTTTCTTTTTTGTATATGTTAATATTTTTATTCATTATTTTCTTCCTCAATTTCAATCATGCCATGTTGTTTTGCTATTTTTTTTGCTTCTTCTGTTAAGGTAATTGTTGCTTCAAGATTTTCATTATATTCCACAGATATTAAATCTTTTTCATAAAGATCAAGAAGCGTTTGATCTATATAGTCTTTGTGAGATTGCCATAGTTCTGGGGCCAACTCTTCTGCTTCGTCTGTAATTTTAAAAATTATTTCGCCGTATTCATCAACGCCAGATATTTCAATAGCTCCTATTTCAATATAATACTCAAGATCTCTGTCAAACTGTTCTTCTGAGTCTTCCAAAATATCTCCTTGTACAACAGGTAGGACTCGAACCTACGATTACCGAATTATGAGTTCGGGGCTTTAACCAACTAAGCTACTGTTGCCCAGTTAGTATATTATACTTATAATGTTGCTGCCAGTCAATGATATCATTTTTATCATTAATAAGTGGCTGCCCCTTTATATTTAAACTGGTATTTAGTAAAACTGGTATGCCTGTTTGTTGATAAAATTTATTTAAAACACGCCACAACCCTCGATGCTGTTCTTTATTTACTGTCTGGACTCTAGATGTGCCGTCTACGTGAACAACAGAAGGTATTAAATCTGGTTTTTTACATTTTACGGCATATTGCATGTATGGTGAAGTAAAATTCATTTCAAACCATTCGTTAGCACATTCTTCCATAATTACTGGGGCAAACGGCCTAAAGTTTTCTCTTTGTTTAATTAAATTAACTTTATCTTTAATGTCTGGGTCTCTGGGGTCTGCTAGTATGCTTCTATTGCCTAATGCTCTTGGTCCGTACTCGGCTCTTCCGTTTGCTACTGCTACTATTTTATTTTTTAATATTTCATCAACAATTTCATTAACAGGATATTCTCCTGATAAATTATATCCAAGATAGGGGCCATTCCAATTTAAATGTTTTCCATACAATAACGCTGCTGCGCCTAATGAACTTCCAGCATCTCCTGGGTTAGGCATAATCCAAACGCTATCAAATATTTTCCAAAGCAATGTATTAGCAGAACAGTTAAGAGCACACCCTCCCATAAAAACTAAATTTATTTTTCCAGTTATTGATTTAGCCATATGCATAAATTCAATTAGTCTTTGTTCATAAATTAATTGAGCAGAGGCTGCAATATCAAATTTATCTTTGTCAGACACCCATCCCCAGTCAGTAATTCCTTTATGAAAATTGTATTTTTGTTTTGTTATGCTTGGGAAATACTCATTAACTTTTTTTAAATATTTATTTGGATCTCCGTAGCCAGCCATTCCCATCATAATATATTCTTCTTGATTTGGCATTAATCCTATAAGCTGAGTAAATGCAGAATAAAAAAGTCCAAAGCTTACTGGGTAGTTTTGTTTGTAAACTTGTTTAATTTTAGATCCTTCTCCCACCCACACCGTAGAAGTATTAAATTCTCCAATTGCATCTAAAACTACAATAGCCGCATCTGTATAATTACTTGTGTAGTACCCTGCTGCTGCGTGGGATTTGTGATGCCCAAAAGAGGTCATAGGAATTTTTTTAAGAGGTGTTTGAAGAAAGTATGGCTTGTCCCCACCAAAACCGCCATGAATGGCTATACGGGCCTTTTTGAGCCATCTGTTTTCATAATAGGCTATTTTATCTGGATAGCCGTACTCTAATGCATCTTTAATTAAACTATCATTTGTAAACCAATCATTTTTTTGTTTACTATACCTCTCGGCATGCCCAGAAAATAATATGTCCCCATCTTTAATTAAAGATACAGAGGCATCATGGGAAGTTTCATTAATTCCTAAAATTATCAATATATGTACCTATCTTTTTGCTTAGGCTGTTTTATAAATATTTTTTTTATTTTATAAATAACCTTATAGTATAAATAAATAATAAATCTATAGTCCAAGTTTTTTCATTTCTCTTATAAAATTTTCATATATGTGTATATGTGTGTGGGCACCCCAATGCCCTTCCCAAACTTCAAGATCCCTAATATCCCAATCTGTTCCCCTATGAAAAAAATTTTCATATTTATCTTTAAGGTTTTGATGGCACATGCTTTCTTTTTCTGGAAATATGCCGTCTGGCGGTATTGTCTGGTCCCAATCTTCTGATAATTCAAAAAAATTTTTAAATTTATTGTGCATGTGTTGATTGTTATCTTCATATACGTCTAGCCATGTTGTCCATAGTAATTTTATATTATTTGAATGACAATATGTTTCTAACATTGAAATAAACATTAAATTAACCCAAACCCTATGTTCATTTGGAAAAACTTCTTCTACTTTAGCTGGAAGCTTTATATATTTGTTATTTTTAGAAAGATGTAGTGCCCTATAAGGTCCTTTGTCAGACCCATATGCTTTTTCTAATAATTTATTGTGAGGTGATGAAGTTAAGATTTCAGAGTCTATAAAGACATGGGTTCTGGCAAATGATGGAAATGCACATAGTATGTATTTTGGATTACCATATTTTTCAAAATAGTTAAAAATGTTATATACTATTTGCATAACGGATCCTCCACGATAAGATACATTATTGTATTTAAGACCTAAATCTTTAGATACTAATTCCCCCCATATTGTTCCATCCTTAACCCCTAGGCCATAAGTTTGCGAACACCCAGCAAATAGAATATCTACATTTTTAATAAAATCTGGGCCCCTGTGTCCATCTACATTTATTCTTTTTGCTATATTATCATTTAAATCAAAATACATTCTGTCTTTGTTTAAATTTATTGTATTTTGAAATAGTTGTGGTTGCTCTGGTTCTATTGTATTAATACATGACCACATTAATTCAACAGTTTTTTCATCTTGTAAATTATTAAAAACATCATTATTTTTTTCTACCGAATACGGTATTGTTTTATTTTTCATCTTTTTTGTTTTCTATAAAATGTAACTCTACTATTTGTTGAACGTACTCTGAAAAATGTTTCCTAATGTTTCCAGGTGGTCTAGATCCAATAGCATTCCATATTCTTTGATACTCAACAATGTTTGAAAATGTAGTTGGGCATACAACCATTCCATTATATTCTTTTAATACAGTTGGAAGCGGCACATGTTTGCCACAGCATTTGCACTCTTTTGCTTTTTCTTGATATTCGCTCATAATGTTGTCATCCTTTCTAAAGACTCTGACAGGCTATTAGGCATCCTCGGTGCCCTAATCATATTTACTGCGTACTCTTCTTCTTTTTCTGTTCCAAAATCGTTATCATAACTCATGGAGTCGTATGTATGTATTTTAATTTCTTCATTTAAATCAAATTTAGTTTTACTTATTGCATTAAATACTGAGCCACAAACAGCGTCAGCTAAATCCTTTGATCCTTTTCTTGGGTGATCTACCTTGTCCCTCATGATTTTTAATTGCAATAGTTCATCTATAAGTAACGGTATGTGTGGACCCTTAAGTCTTTCTTCTAAAACTATCATTGCCATGTCATCATAATGTTTTTTAGCAACAGATAAAATTTCTGTATTAATTCCATATTGCTTTAATTGTTGCATCATGTCGTGAGAGTTCCATCTATCAAAAGTACAAAGTCTTATTCTAAACCCTTTTGTTTGTAAAGACAATATGTAATCTCTTACTTCCGCAAAGTCTACGGATTTGTCGGGAGTTGGAGTCCAAAACCTTACAGCGTCTACTTCTACTATTGGGGCTGGTTGGGAGTATGTATCTGTGACTTTTACATTAACCCATTTTTGAACATGAGCTAACGAAACTGCACAGTGGTCATGTTTTTGTGCAAGGTCTACGTGTATAAAATATTCTTTATCTGGATCTGGGGCAAACCAATTTTCAAATCTTCCAAATTGATCTATGGCAATTGCTGTGTTATTAAATGCAGTTTCTATTTTTTCTCTTGATTTAAAAAACGCATCTACTGCGTCTGAAGGCATGCAGGCAAAACGTCCTAATGCATCCATTGAGTTTTTATAAAATGCTACTTTAAAGTCATCAATGCTTCTAGTTGGATTAATTTCCCAAGTTGGTCTTTTTAATGCATATACTTTTGGTATAGAGTAGGAAAGTATATGGTCTTCTTCCCATTCAACAGAAAACTCATTTCCTTCAGTTCCGTCTGGCAGGTCGACATCCATTTTAAAATTATGACTTCTTACTACGGTTTCTTTTTCTGCGATAACAGATTCGTAGAATTTTTGTATTGGATCGTTTTTAAATCTTGGGAAAGAAAGCAATATTACTTTACCAAAGTCTGGGAAACGTGAATCTACTGAAGCCCTGTACATGTCATATATTGCATCTGCAGTCTTTGCTTGATCGTGGCCAGTTGTATTTTCTGTAGCGAAACCTGAAATCTCATCAAGAATAACAACAATAACGTTATATCCTTCCCAAGCCTCACGTTCAGAGTGACCAGAATGAACTGTAATGGATTTATCAAATTTCATTTCAGAAGCTTTATCTGTATACTTTCCAGTAAACCACGGAGATTTTTCAATACGTGTTTTAAAGCCTTTGAAGAAAACATTGTTTGCTTGCTGTGCGTTGATAGCAATATTTAAAATATCAATTGCATCTCCTGGTGGTTTTCCATAATATGATGCTGGGTCTTTTAAGCATAGTAATAAATACACAATATAGGCTGTTGCAATTGTTGAGCAGTAGTCCTTTCCTGAACCCTTACCAAGTTGAGCAATCACTTCGTTAGCTGTTTGTTTAAATATCCTTGAGCCTTCTTCTTCACCAAATAATTTAATTAAAGTAGACTCTTTGTAAATCTGTGAAGACTTTTCAATTAATGTATATTGATATTTTGAAAGTGGCGGGAGTCCAAGATAGTCTGGGCTTGTAACAAAAGCTTGTAAATCTACTGGTCTTTCTTCAAACTCTTCTCCATCGAGTATGTCAATAAGGTCATTAAAATTAAGATCCACTTACTTCCTCAATAATCTCTATTGGCTCAACAATCCCAGTAATTTGAGATAGTCTACGGGCAACATCCATTTTACATTTAGGACATGAGGCTGTTACCTCTTTTAATATTTTAACTAAGATGTCTTGTTTATGCTCTGTTTCAGCAATCTGTGCTGCCATTTCGGCATTATCTAATAGTCCTACTTCTTTTAGCATTGTAATTCTTTTAGTTTCAATGTCTGAAATTAACTTTAGTGCGTTAGCCTTAACATTTAATTGTCCAGCCTGATCTGCATCTTCTACTGTTTTCCATGCCTCTTTAATAAGCATAGAGTAGTGTTGGTCTGCCCCAGAGATTGCTTCCTTGGCACGCTCTTTTGAACTTGTATCGTTATAGACAACTGTCTTCCACTCATCTATAAGCTCTACTACGTCAGACCTTTTAAGTCCAGTTATGGTAGATATTTGTGTAGGATTGTTACCTTTTAATAGTTCGGCAACAACTTTATTCATTCTATCAAAATGATCAGATAATTCAATTTCCATATGTAGTTATTATAATTCTAGTTGACTGAAAAGTCAATTAGATTTGGCTATTTTATATAATAACAGGTATCCAATTAGGTCATCTATGTCATTATCTCCTGCAAAACCCTGATTATTTTTTACCCTATTTAATTTATCGTCAATTCTTACCTTTAATTGCTCTGTGGAGTCTGCTGTAGAAAATATTCTTATAGGGTCTAGGGCTGAGTTACCGTATGATATATTCTTTTCAATTAGCATCTGTGCAATTTCTAAGCAAGAGTTTAATATCTTGTGTCCTGCTGGTGCACTAATTGCATGTAGATATAAATCTTGATATGAAAATTCCTTTACATCTGCAAATACTGGCTTTAATGTCATTCCATCTCCTTATATAATTGTTTAAGTCCTCGTAGAGTTCCAATATCCATATACTGTCCGCCTGGTCTTACCGCCTTAATATTAAATCCTTGAGATATCCATTCTTTTAATTGCTTTCCTGGGTGGTCTAGCTTAGGATCTATGAATCTTATCATATTATTCTGAAATAGCATAGTGCCCCACATGTCTAAATAATTACAATTATCTGCTTTATCTTCTGAGTCGACGACTTTATTATTAGAAACCAGCACTTGCCCAACACGACCCTTTAGGGCATCTACACATTCCCAGATTCCCAAAACAAGATCTGCATTGTTTTCTTGAAATAATCCTTTGTATATATTACTTGAAGAATTTAAAATAAAAGTATCTGGCATTCCTACAAGAACTGTGTCGTTGTAATCTCCGACCATATATTTAACTGCGTCTGACATTGTTGAAGGCTCACGAACCATTATTTTAACATTCATGTCCATATTTTGAATAATAGGAACCCACTCTGATCGTGTAGAAATTCTAACCTCATCGCATAACTCTAGCATTTGTTCTACATGCCATTGAAGTAACGATCTTTCATCTGATATCGGCAAACAAAATTTAGGAATTCCTCCAATTCTAGATGCTTTACCTGAAGCTGGTAACACTCCTATCGTAGCCATTCCTGTTCCCTTCTTCTAGATAATGACCAGGGGTTTGGATTTTCAAAGTTACCATTTCTTTTACACTCATAATATTCTTGGTTCTTTAAAAATGTTTCGTGGTTTCTATTTTTAAGCTTGTCATCGCTATTAATTGTTTGACTTCCAGATTCTGGTGCGGCCTGTATTGATGTTGAAATTATTGTGTTTTCAGGACAAAATCTCGCAACTCTTTCATGAAAATCATTATCTTCAAAATAAATTGGGTAGTAGTATTCATCAAATAGGCCAACTTTTTCTATCACATTTTCTCCAACAGAAAAACATCCATAGGAATCATTTGTAAGAATTAATTTATCAGGCCCACTTAACTCATCTATCTCTTGTAATGCTGTCTCTCCCCAAGTAGTGTCGGCAGAAGCAAATAGCCAGTATTTAGAATGAGGGTAGCATTTTATTCCTAGATTCCAGGCAGCAGAAAGTCCTAGATTTGCTGGCATGTTTAGAACTTTAATATTATCTTTTTGTGTTTTAAATTCTCCGCCATTGTCTATAATTAATATATTGTCAATTGGATAATTAATTGATTCTAACATAGAGTCTAGTAAATCGTATCTATTTAATATTGGAACTATAAGTACTGGTATGCTCATCGCTTTTTAATTAGTCCAAACTGGTCTAGATATCTTTGTATTGTCATTGGCGAAACTGCACATTCAATTGCAATTTCTGTAACTGTCTTTTTTTGTATAACGTATCTTCGGTATAGCCAAGGATGGCTTTGATACAGTTTCATCTTTTAGTTAAAACTTGATTTGAGTAATGGGCAATTCCAAAACTATCTGCAACATCAAAATCAGTTAAAGATAAATTATATTTATTATTAAAATAATCTACTGTTCTTTGTTTACGCATATTTCTCAGTTGATTTTTGTACCAAGAGTCTGCGTACCCTGGATTTTTTAATCTTATTGCAGATTTTTCATCCTTTGTTGGATTTTTGTTACCAATGTACGCCTGCCACGAGGATGGGCCAATAGTAATAACCTTAGCGCCAGTAGACATAAGCTCAGCAATAACAACACCATAGACATAAGATAATTTTATCACAGCATCTGGGGATCTGACAAGTATTGCGCCTTCTACAACAATATAATCAGACTTTAATTCATTAAGCATTGCTTTCATCTTAATTTTTGCATCATATATCTTTTCATATATGTCGGACCCAGATAACTCTATTTTGCCCCACTTTAATGGAACATCATTTTCCATTAAACAAAATGCTACTGAGTTGGTAGAGGCGTCTATTCCTAAAACTCTGCTTGCTTTAGTTTTAACTAAACTAGCTAAGTTCATTTAGAATGTTCCATATGGCTGCCTTGGCTTCTTGGTTAATATTTTTTTCACAAGAAGAGCATACAGGTTGTTGATTATATCTACTTAACTTAGTTTTACATGATTTACAAACTCTTAATGCTCCATTTTTAATTGCTTTTTTTTCATAATATTTTTCCATTATTTTTCTATTTGTAGAAATACGACAACATTGCTCATTACAATATTTTTGATTATGTGTTTTGGGTTTAAAGTCTTTACCACATTCTTTATTAAAACAAATCATATAGTTGGTACCTTATAAGATTCTATTTGAACTGTTCCAGTAAGTCCTGCGTAGCATTCTTTTTTAACTGGGCAATATGTGCAAGGCATTTTAGATTTTGTAGCCCCAGATGGCTTCATTGGAAGATCTCCATCTTTAAAATTATCCCAAACTTCACACATCCAAGTAAAAGTTTCTTCAATAATAGCGGTATTTTTTTCATTCATGGATACTGGGATAACAATGAGTTCCTGAGTATTTTTGTTTTCATACAGGAAAAATCCTTCTTTAGCTTTTTTTAATTTCATATAAGTAAGTAGCTGTAGTAGGTGGTTTGCTGTAGGTTTCATTTCTGACTGCCTTATGTCCCAGACCTCTTGCTTTGCTGTTTTTATTTCACCAACTACTGTTTCGCCATCATACTCCATAATAATATCTATGAATCCTCTAATTGGAGGATATTCATTAACAATTTCTTCTTCTTCTGCCTTCCATTCTGGCATAGTTGCAATAAGTTTTTGAAGTCTTTCGTGAGCCTGTGTTCCTTGTGCCATATTAGCAACAGCAACAGCATCGTTATCGTCTATAAACATTGCACCAGAAAATGCCATATACCAATATCTTGGGCAAGTCCCGTGACCATATCCAAGTGAGCTTGGGCTAAATGATTTTTTTGTCATTTCTCCGCTTGGCCGTTTTGTATTTCTGTAAGACTCATCAAGAAGCTGGGCAAACAATTCTGGATCAAAAAACTTTCCAGTATGTTTCTTAAACTTAAGATTCTTTACTATATCTCTACTCATTATGAATTGTACCTAACGACATATTTAAGTGCATCTACAAGTTTGTCTAAAGACTCTTTAACTGAATAGTAAACATTTTTCTTGTTATTGTTTTCAGTGCCAGCTTTATCTTTCATAATTGTAGAATATACTGACGCAAGTATTGAAAATTTTGTTGACATTGCTTGTAGCTCCATAATTAAATGTGGTGCCTTAGCAGAAGGCACATCTGGGTTCATTAACAATTTTACCACAATTGCAAGAGCTTTATCTAAATGTTCATCCTTCATAAACTCATGTAAATCATTGAATTCAGTAATATCACTAATTAATTCTAATGTGTTTTTTGAATCAGATTTATTTTCCATCTTTATTTACCCAATCAGTATAATATCCAGCCCATAACCCTATTGGATATGCAATTAAAAATCCAATTAAAACTCCTATAAAAAATTTAATCAAAAGTGTAGTCTCCATATTCCATCACACTTTAAAGCATGTGCCTGTAAAGTAATCCTGCGTTCATTTGTTGTTGCATTAATTGGCGGTGTTACTTGATGCCAAGGGTCTCCAATTACATAAAACATACTGCCTTTAAAATACTCTACAATTTTAGGATATTCCATATCAAATTCTGCAATTTTATCCGAGTTAAACGGGTATCCTGAAACTTCTTTAATTTTATTTAATGCTTCCATTCCTTGCCTTTTAACAGTATTTGCGTATTCGCTGTTTGAGTCTATATTCATTTCTTTATCCCAGACAGCTAAACCAGAACCATTGTTGTGTACATCAAGTGCAACTGTTATTGTTAATAAATCTTCTTCCACATTTTTATACTTTGACCAAAATTCTTTGTGGTCGTATGAGACTTTATCTGAATGAAGTTCTGTTGAGTAACCTAAATTAGGTATGGAAACAGGTGATGTCATATTCTCTTTTTTTAATCCAAATATTTGAAACCCAGGTATTGCTAAGTCATCTGCTAGCGCACACGGTCCAACTATTGAGTTTAAATTTTTTAATAATATATCATATAATTCAGAAAAATTTTCCTTGAGTATTGGATTCATTTTTGTATATGACTTTACATATTGATCTGGTCTGGAACCGTTATAAGTATCTAAATAAGATGCTCCACCCATGGTATAAAACATATTTAAACCATTTCTTGGTCTAGCAGTCCAATATTTATTTAATGAATCAATTTTAGACACAATATCTTCGCACTGTTCTTCAGTTAGCAACCTAACTAATCCAGATTGTTTTATCATTTTTTTACTTTCTTTTTTGATTTATATGGACCTAAATCAGCCTTTATGCTTCCATCTTTTCTAATTCTTACTATTCTACCATTTTTAATAACAGTAGGATTAAAAGGTATTTTATTATTTGATCCCATTTTTCTCCTCCCAACATTCTAATATTTGTTCTAAAAGTGCCCATTCAATAACAGCAAGCCTTGTTTTATTGCTAGTGGAGCCAAGTATTAGTTTAAGTACTGGATACTTATCCCTGCTGACCTTAAAAGTATCTGTACAAATTTTAGCCCACATACTTTGCGAAATAGAGATTGACTTTTCGTACTCTTTATAATCCACCACAAAGTCTCTCCATTGAGCGTCACCTTTTTGATAATTACCACGTCCGCTATTTTTTTGTTGTTTTGCTCCGTCACGCTTAGCCTCCGATCTTTCAGACATTAATTAACCTTATGTTGGTTGCTATGCCCATCTGGGCATTGCCAAGACATAATTAAATTTGCTGGGTCCCAGAAAGATTCCTGTGCGTCTTTATTGCATTTGCCGCAAGGCTTTGTTCCAGGTATTACTTCTAAATCTTTTTTATGCAATATTTCTGGTTTTTGAAAAAACTCATTAATTTTTGGCATTTATATCCTTTTGCAGCTTAGCAATTACTTTTGGGTTTTCTTTGAGATATGAAACTGCTTTTGCACGTCCTTGAAATCTTTCTTCATTAACTGTATACCAGGCTCCACCCTTTTCAATAATTCCGCACATCTCTGCAACATCTAGTGTCTCACCAACACTATCTACGCCAAGAATTTCTCCTTGATAGTAAAAGTCATATTGTCCTGAAAGATTGGGTGGGCCAAGCTTATTGTAATCAATAATCCAGTTAACTGGCCTTCCAACTCTTTGTTCAATAATTTTGTCTCCAACTTTAACTCCAGCTTTAATTGCATTTGCCTCAGCTTCAGAAGACCATAGTTTAATTACTGTAGAAGAAAAGAATTTTACTGCCATACCTCCTGTTGGAATATGGCTGGCATGCATAGATCCAAATTGATTTCTTTGTTGTGATATAAGAACAAGTAATGTATTTTTGTTTGCATAGTTTAACATTTTTACTGCGTGTGTCATATCTTTTGCTTCTGCGCCGATCTGCTTAGTGTCCTGCAGATCTTTCATTTCATTTCCATCTTTTTCAAAATAAATTGCTGGCAATAGAGCAGATATTGAATCTACTACAATTAAATCTACCCCTGCGTCCATAAGTTTAGTTGCAACATCAACCATATCGTTAACTGTTTTAGCTGAAGAATAAATTAATTTTGATGAATCTACACCTAATTGTTCTGCCCAAGATTGATCATATGATGCTTCTGCGTCGATCCAAGCACACGTTTTTCCTTCTTTTTGTGCAATAGCAATCATTTGTAAACAGAATGATGATTTACCAGCAGACTTATTTCCCCAAACTAAAACTTGTCGGCCATATCCAAGTCCGCCTTTAAGCGCCATATTTAAACCTATGCTTGGTGTAAGTTGTTTTTCAACTTTTATATCTTGTGCTGATTGCACTCTTGCTCTTGTTTTTGGATCTAGTTTTGCTAATACATCATCTATTAAAATTGTCATTGTTTTCTTTCTCTATATGCTCATTATAGCATTAAAATCAAGCTCTGTGTCATTATAATTAAAGTCTTTTGACCTTTTATTTAAAATTGGGGCAGGAACTTTATTCATCTGATTTTGCATCAGCATTCTGATTATCAGCTGGTTGTTCAATTTTCTCCTTTAACTCAAACACAAATGAAGATGTATCTTCGTCGTACTCAACATTTAAATTCTTATCTCCTTTTGACGCATTTAAAAACACATCTATTGGAATAGATATCTTTTTCTGTGAGTCTAAAATAGCTACTAAAATGTTAGTAGCGCTCATTGCTTTATATACCTCTGCTGGTGTCTGGGTCACTTTATCTCCTTTATCATTAATGTGCCGTCATCCAATTTTGACAGAACTGGTTTACTTTTCATTCCTTCACGCATTCTTGCTAAAACTTTTGTATACATTGTTGGAAATGCAATTGCCCTAGTCAGTTGTTTATTTTTATCTGACATGACTATGTGGGCCATTGTTTTACCAGCTTTAGTTTTATATGGACTAAAGTTAATAACTATCTGCTCGTCATCTTCCATGTCATATTCTTTTCTATATAAATAGTCTACAAATAAATCTGAGCCGTTTGGGTCCATGTCGTTTATCTTAATGTATCTTGCTATTCTATTGTCTCCAACAAGAATAAAATACATTTGCCCAGTCTCTATTTGAGTTTGCTCATTATGAAATAATCCAATTGATCCAGTTTCATCTACTAACTCAACTCTTGCCCAACCAGTTCCTCTTTTAATGCTTTTAACCATACCAAACATTGGAAAAGAACCTAAGTCATCAAACTCTTCAATTGGTTTTGCTTGTGCTTTAATTCTAGGTGGAATAGATTCTAAATTGAATGTAGGAATTCCTAAGTATTCGTAGTAGTTTTCTTTTTCCTTACCGTCTCTGAGATTGTCCTCAAAAGCAGAACCGCCAATAGCATTAAGAGCAGATACAGCCCTACTGTTAATACCGCTACCTTTCGTAGAGGCTTTTTGTACGAAATCGGAATAATTGGCATAAGGCCTTCTTTCTATGATTTTATTTGCAATGCTATCTGAAATAAATTTAACTTCAGCTAATCCAAATTGAATTGCATTTTCTTTTAATGAAAAATAAAGTTCAGATTCATTAATGTGAGGTAGCAATATTTTAAGGTTTAATCTTTTAGCCTCAATTAAATATTCTGTTCTTTTATCTTTATCATTTTCGTTTTTAAGAATTGAAAAAATGAATTCAAGAGGGTAATACTTTTTAAGCCAAGCCGTATAATAACTAAGCATGGAATAAGCAACAGCATGACTACGATTAAAAGAGTAGCCAGCATGAGCCTCAAAGTCACTCCATAAAGACTGGGCCTTTTTCTCAGAAATGTGTTTTGAAGCCCCAGCAATAAACTGATCCTTGAACTGGTCGAACTCTTTTGCATCTTTCTTCTTTCCGATAATCTTGCGGACCTTATCGGCCTCTGACCAAGACATACCACCTAAGTGTACGCAAGCCTGCATGACCTGCTCCTGATATATGATAACACCATATGTGTTCTCGGTAAAGGGTTTCATAATTTCATGAACATACGATACTGCTTCTTCTCCATGTTTTCTTTTAATGTAAGAGGCTCCCACCGTATTCATTGCTCCTGGTCGTACTAGGGCATTTGAAGCAGCAAGATCTTCAAATTTATCAACACCCATTTTAATTAATAGATTTGTGTAAGGAGTTGCTTCAGCTTGAAACACTCCTTTTGTATATCCTTCGCTTAGCACCTTATAAACTTCTTTATCGTCCATGGATAAACTTGATAAAACTATATCCTTGTTGTGTCTTTCTTTAATAGCTTTTATGGTGTCTGAAATAACGGAAAGTGTTTTTAGTCCTAATGCGTCTAGTTTAATTAGACCAATATCTGCAACTGTATCCATGTCGTATGCGACTACTGGTATTCGTCCAGAAACTTGATCTTGTGCGTCTGCCCTAGATTCTATTGGGGCAAAATTTCTAAGGTCGTCTTTGGCAACTACAACACCAGCAGCATGAACACCAACGCTTCTAATTTTGCCACGTAGTTTTTCTGCTAGCCATGTCACTTCTGGATACTTCATTCTAAACTCTTTTGTGTTTGGAGACTCCATATAGTCTTCAAAAGTATCAATTGATTTTAGTGCACGATTTACGTCTTGTAGCGGAACCATAAATACACGAGCCGCATCCCTAATGACTCCTTTATCTTTAAAGTAAGTATATGTAGAAATTGACGCTACGTGTTTAAATTTTTTCTTTAAATAATCTTTTACTTCTTTTCTTCGGCGATCTTCAAAGTCCGTATCAATATCTGGAAAGTCATTACGCTCTGGATTAATAAATCTAAAAAACAAAAGATCATATTCAATTGGGTCCACATCGGTAATCCCTAATGCGTAACACACCAAAGAGCCTGCTGCGGAACCTCGGCCTGGACCAACCATAATGCCATTTTCTTTAGCCCAATTAATCATATCTGCAACAACCAAGAAATAGGAGGCAAAATTTTTATCTTTAATAATCTCAAGCTCTTCTATAAGCCTTTGGTCATATACGTCATTTCCTAGCCAGTTCTCTCTCAGGCGTAGCCTTTCTAGGCCTTCAAAGGCCATATCAGACAGTTTTTGGTCGGCATTGGTCTTTGGGATAGGGAGTAGGTCTAGACCCCTGTTAAAATCGTATTCTCCAATTTTTTCGGATATCTCCATAGTATTCTCATAAATGTCTACTCGTTTAATTCCAGCCTCATTAAAATCAGATTCAATTTCAGATCTAGACTGAATAAATAAATTATAATCCTGAAATGAAATTCTACGGTCAGGATAAAGATAATTAAATCTATCTAACATGTTATTCATATTTCTAGACATTTCAAAGTCTGCTTCTTTATCCGACTTGGGTGAGGTAGATAAAATTAACATGGCTTCCTCTAAAATCTTATCTTCGCCTTTAGCAAAATGAGCATCTCCAGTTGCTACTGGCTTTATGCCTAATTCATCTGCAAGCTTTAATAGATTTTCATTTATTTCTTTGGGGTTATGAGATTGAACTTCAATGTAAAAGTCTTCGCCAAAAGTTTTCTTAAAATCTTTAAGAATAATTTTTGCTTCCTCAAGCTCTCCCTTTTCAATGCACTTGCTAATAAGTCCATTAAGGCATCCAGAAAGAACAATAATATCTTTTGCATATTCTTTGAGAACCTCCATATCAATACGTGGCTTATGATAAAAACCTTCATTCCATGCAATTTCCTGTAAACTATTAATATTTTTTAATCCATTTTGATTCTTTGCTAATAAAATAATGTGATTGTATGCCTGAATGCCTTTATCTGTTTTAGATGATCTATCAAATCTATCCGTTGGGGATATGTAGGCTTCCACTCCAAGTATTGGTTTAATGCCCAATTCTTTTGCAGCAATCTGCATATCTCGGTGTGATGATAGTGTACCGTGATCTGTAATAGCAATAGCGGTTTGCCCAGCGTCTAGTGCTGCTTGGCATAGTTCTCTTGGAGAATTAAGTCCATCCATTAAAGAGTAATAGCTGTGAACGTGTAGGTGTGTAAAACTCATTAGTAACCGCCTAAGCAAATATTTCTTGTGTGATAAAGTCTAGTTTTTATTATTGTTTTCTTACTTGGAGCAAACATAACTTCTGAACATGTCGAGCACTTGTAGCTCCACTCTTTAGCAAAATAATCATATGTTGAGCCAACACAGTTTATATTTTTATTTTTTACAAAGGTGGCAAATGGATCTGGTATCTCATAAGTTATCATATATGGATTCTACTAAATAAAACTGGGGGTGGCAATAGCCACCCCCAAGTCTATTTAATTTACCACTCTACGCTACCTGTTGCGCTTGATGGCTCTTCTCCGCCTTCACCATTAAAGAAGGCTTCTTGCTCTGTATAGGGTAGGTCACGAACTGCAACCTTTTCCAATTCATACAATTCTAATCCAGATGAATCAAATGGTGTTTCATCTTTGGCAAGAGGGATTGATGTATAACTGGTGTCTGTCTTTGTGCCTGTACGCTTAATGCGCCACACTAAATTTGAGATGCTACCCATTTCGCCAGCATATTCAATTAATGTAGGAGTAATAGTCTTTCCGCTACTACCCTGAGACAAGATGGCAACATATGGATCTTCTTTACCATCATCTACAAGTACATTGATGTATAGGCGAGAGCGGCCTTTCCATCCTGCCTTGTAATCCTTACGATGCTGCTCACATCCCCAGCATTTTCCTTGATCGTCAATTGTACATAAAGCTTTACGCTTATAGTCTTTTGGGTTTGTGTGTTCTACTGCAATAAATCCCAAGCTATTTTTTTCATTATAGTGGGGAGAGTCAGGATCTAATTCCTGAAGAAATCTAATTTTAACACTTTCTGCATCATCTAATTTAACCCAACGTGCCCTTGAGCTATCTCCGCCAGATGATTGCGGTTTATCCATTACCTTATTTAAATCTTTTAGTCCTTTTACTAGACCCATTTTATTTCCTCTTTTCTATAGTTGATGGTATAAATCCACCTGTAACTGTATTATATCACAAGCCCCAGGATTTGTATTCTATATCAGAAACAGCATTGTTGATACAAAGCTTAATCTCATCCTCAGTCATGTCTCCTGCATCTTTTGCATCATGAGGGTATATCTTACCATAAGAGTGTGAAGCCCACAAGATGTCTTTGTTTTTTAATTTACTAGAAATTGACATTCCTAATTCTCTACCAGCCTGATCTGCGTCTGTCATTATTACCACTTTATTAAAATGTCTATTTAACAACTTTAAGTTGTCTGTAGATATATGTCCTCCTAATGTGGCAATAACATTTGGGAATCCAGATTGATGTATTCTTATTGCATCAAAACTAGATTCAACAATGATAACTTGATCACCAATTCTTTTTGCCCTATGTATATTAAATAGAGTTTTATTCTTAGGAAGGTTTGTGCTATTTTTAAATTTCTTTTCAGATATTGACCTGCCTACTAATCCTACGGGAGTTCCGTCTGGACTGTGAACTGGGACAATGACCATGTCCTGTGCCTCAGAGTATCCTAATTTAAAATGATTCATAGATTGTTCATTGATTCCACGAGACTCAAAGTAATCTCTAGCGGATTTATTTAAGGTTAATTCTAATGATAGGTCGTCAAGTTTTTTTTGATCAAACTCCACAAAATCTGGCTTGTCTTCAAACATCTGACTTAAAGCTTCGTCAAAATTATCTAGCGCCTGAGACTCTTTTGATGTAATTAATCTTATAGCTTCAAAATCATTTTTACCTGCAATACGTTTAACTAATTGAATTATGTTTCCAGTTTCTCCACATGATGGATTAAAACAAAGCCATGCTCCATTTTCTTCGCTAATGTAAAAGCTAGGGCTATGGGTATTATTATGAAATGGACAATATATAACCAAATTATTATTTGACTCGCTAATTATTCTTAAACCAATTTCTTTTATAACAGATTTTATATGGCTGGGTGCATATTGCGTGGAACTAGCTTGCCCTGCGTTATTCCCTCTGATTGCCATGCTTTCCGCCTTCCTGTATATATACCATAAAGAGTCATTAAGAATCTCCATGTTGTACCAGTAAATTCTACCGAAAATGAGGTGTCTATGTCAAGTACCCTTGAATATCCTTTGTCTCTCATTTTATGAGTTAGCATACCTTCATATTGATGTTTGAGCCTAATTATATCTGAGTCGTCTTTAAACTCTACATCTATATTAAATCTTTTAATTTGTTTGTGCTGGTACATAATCGTACAATTCTTTAATAATACCTCTGTTAATATCCCAATCTAAATGGAATGCAAACTCGGTTCCATGACGATTCTTTCTTGAAACTATTTCAAATAAATTTGTTCCTGGGTGTCTATGAACTGCCATTGCCATATCAGCATCATACTCAATTGCTTTTGACCAAGCAACTTGACTCATCATAGGAGGATTTTCTTGATCAGAAATGTCATCCGCTGTAGCTGCAGTAATATCAATAACTGGTATATTATTTGTTACTGCTAGTAATTTAAATTCACGAGATACGTTTCTATTACGCTCTACCTCAGAGTTGCTTCTTTTGTTATCATTAAATAGTTGATGATAATCTAAAATAACTAGGTCTGGCTTATGCTGATCTATCTTTCCCTGAATAGTCGCTGGGGTTACATCTCCTGCCCCCTCGTTTGAAACCAATACAAAACTATTTTTTCCTTCAAATTTTTTCTGACCCCATGACTTGAAGTCATCTATATTAATATCTCCTCTGGATAAATCGCTAGCTTTAAATAATCCAGAACCTAACATTGTATAAATACGGTCACGCATATTTTCTGGAGACATCTCGAGGGAAATAATCATTGGCTTAAATCCTTGCTCCCAAGCTTTGCATGCAAGATACGATGTAAACCATGTTTTACCTTTTCCTGGCCAACCAATTGCAACAATTAAATGTCCTGGCGCCATTCCAGTTGGGTATGCTGTGTCTATTGCTTGAAATCCAGTTTTAATTCCTGGGCTTCCACCCATTGCTAATGATCTATCTTTCACAGACATAAAGTGTCGCTCTGCTGACTCTAGGTCTGTTACATCTAAATCTCTTACGTTGTTTGTAAATCTAGATAGCCCAGCAAGTTTACTTTGCATATCAGATAAAACTCTAGAAGCAGCATCTTCTTTAAGCGCTGCTCCGCCCTGCAACATAATTGATTTTAACCTAGAAGAAAGATATTCATTTTTTAATTTATCTAAGTAGTATCCAGTTTCGGCTTTAACATTTATGTCTGGGTCGAAGTCTTTAAATTTTTCTTGTAATACTCCAATTTCTGGAACTGCCTTAAACTTATAATAGTATGACTTTAAACCATCCCACACATCTCTATGGGAAGTAAATAAATCATCAACGTTGTCTGCAAGTAAAGTGCTTATGTCTTTGTTTTTACAAACCGCTGATATTACTGTTGCTTCTGTATTCACCCTTCCCCCTCTACCATCTTTTTAGTTGCTTCTCTTAAAAGTTTGCGATTCTTTTTATCTTTAACTAATTCTTTTTCTGCATGATCCATTCTGTCAAAATTATATAAAAAGAATATAAGTGGGTGTCCATATTTTGGTGTCTTGAAATAATATTCCAAAAGATCCATACCCCTTTCAAACCCAACACTTTCAATTACATCTTTCATGGCTGACTTATCTCTGTATTTATTTAGCATTGGTTTTTTGCCATATTTTTCTTCATACAACTTTTCGTACTTCCAAAGCATAACATATGGCTGTTTGTTTTTATCAACCTGCAAAATTTCTAAATTATTTTCCAATGTTTAGCTCTTCTTCTATTTCTTGAGTTTTTTTGATTAATTTTTCTTCAACAAATTTATACACTCTTTCCGTAGCTGAGTCAACATTTTCCCCAGAGCGAACATCGTCCTCTACGCCAATACTAATTTTAATGCTTTCATAATTACCAAGATTTCTAGTAAATGAAAGATCCACCTTTACTTTTGTTTCTGACATTACTTATGCTCCGCCTTAATATGTCGCCTTAAAGTATCACTTGCAAATATTGCCCAGCGTAAGTCTATTTCTTTATTGCATACATCACATACAACAACTCTATTAGACATTACTCCGCCTTCCATACTGGTACGAAACCGTCAACGGTCTTAGTATACAATATCATGTTGTTTTTGAGAAGTGCCTTTAATTCTGCCTTAGACGGCAAATTTTTTGAATAACCAGCCTCAAGTATATATTCATGCAGTTTAAGTATACTAGACTCACTAAACATAAACTTATACCATTTGCTATCTGGATTACTTATTGGGTAAACCTTTTGAGGTCTGCTTATTTTACCTTGAAGTATATACTCTTCAATTGTAACTTTGTGCCTGCCTAATATTTGTCCAGCTTGCTTCATTGTGTATGCTGTTTCCATATTCTTTTGCACATCTGAAAATGAATACAGAACTCTTTTTTTGTCTAGGTATGACCATGCTACTAATTCGTCTTTCGCCCTAGACGATCTAATTACTTTATGTAATTTATCATTTAAGAAGAAATAGAGGAACTTTTTGCGTATGCCTGATCTTTTTTTTCTAACCATTTACCAAACCTATTCGTCTCTTTGTTAATCATCCATCTTTTTCCACAAAGAATGCAAAAAAGTTCTATGTGAAGTTTTTGAGAAAACACTCTATCTACAAAAACTCTCCCTTTACATTTTTGACACCACATTATAAGGCAAACGTCTTTCCATCAACTACGCATGTATAATTTGGAGATACGTGTATCATCTGTACGTGCGGGTATTTTCCATTTTCAATATGTGCTATGGCAAACCCCTTTTGCCAATCATGGTGTTGAGTATACTTCATTCCTGGACCCTTTTCATCACACATGTGGCCAATTTCATATCCTCTAAGGGTTTCACCTTTTCCGTTATTTCTAAGTTCGTAGGTTACCATATGGGAAGCAATTCTATGAGAATGTCCTCTAATTAATGAAACCTGCATATCTTCCATATCTTTTCTTACTGCTCCAGTTGCTGATATTGAAAGTCCGTGGTGAACGTGTATGTCACCAAATCGTTTCTTAGGCAAACTGTCGTAATATATATAATCATATCCTAAAGAATCTAAACTCCATAAAGCTTCTGGAGTAACATGCTTTGCATATTCTGGAATCTTCTTGTCCAAATAATCAAAAATTCTAATATCATGGTTTCCTAATGCAGAAAATAGTTGTGCGTTTGGAAGCATCTTTCTAGTCTTAGCATAAAATTCTCTAGCACCGCTTGCCTCAATTTTCATATCTTTTAGCATTAACTCTAAATCATTAGTTACATCATCGTTTTTATATGCTTTTAAAAATTCTGTTGGTTTACCATCAGTATATTTACTGTAGCAAGCCTGATCATCTGTGTCGCCAAGGTAATCTACAACGTCTGGCTTAAACCATTTCATTACTTTAAACCAAAGCTCAATCATCTTATCGTCTTGATACGGGAATTGCTGATCCGATGAGAGCATCCATTTTAAATCATTTGACATTCTTTATCCCTTAAATTAAAAAAGTCACGGTTTCGTGACTTTATAAACTACATGGAATTGTAGCATATTGTTTGATATCGTCAAGTATTAAATATCTTTTAGTTGGGCTGCAATCCAATTTACTTTAACTGAACCAGCCTTTGCTAAACTGGTCGTAACATATATCTTACCGCTTAGGGTTCCAGGGGTTACGACGGCTGCAACGGATATAACTCCAGCTCCTGATAGTGGTACATCTCCTACGGAGGCTGTAAATGATATCTCTGTTCCAGAGTTAAATGAAGAACTAAATGTTACTGGAAACGCTGCGGAAGCTATGTTTGCTTTTCCGCTAAGAGGAATTGTTTCTACATTTGAATCAATAATAGCAACTCTATTTGTGCCAGAAGCATCTTTAGTTGCGTTTAATAAAGACTTTGATGTATTAAAAACGTTTGTTAAATTAGTTTGTAATTGATTTAAATCATTAGGATCTAAAGGAGCACCCTCGTTAAATACTACGGACTTCCAGGTTTCTGCCATTATAAATTATCTCCTAAATCATGAGCATTTGATTCTGCTTCGCTTACCTCTATAGTTTTTGATCTATCTAAACCGTACTTGGTAAATGAATCTGGGTCTACAATATGCCTTTTTTTATTTTGTGATATTAAATATATTTTACCATCTGCTATATTCTTTATCAAAGAGCCGTCTCTAAAGCCAAGCTTACCAGCAATCTTAATTAATGATAGGGCCTCTTCTGTTGCATTTGCTGTGGCAAATGACCAAGATTTTGAAGCCCTGTCTGAAATCAATTTATACCTCTTGCCATCTTTAATCCAATAAGTTGTCTTATCAGTTTTAACCGCAATTCCTGAAGGGAAGTTAGTTGGCGATGTTATTAAGAGAGTCTGAGTATTCCTGAATAGACTTTTCACGTTCCTTCTTTTCATCAATAAGTTGAGTAATTTCTGCACGTAATATTGCATTCTGAGTTTCATAGTTAGATACAAGTTCTCCTATACGCTGTTGCAGTGCCGTTATTACTAGTTCTGCTTTTTCCAATTTAATCTCTATTCTGTTAGAGCATTTACTGCTGTTAGTTGTGTTTGAAGTGCTGCTATTTGATCGTCAACTTCATCTATCTGTGTATTAAAATTAGTTAATGCACTTTCTGATGGAGCAACTCTAGCATTTTCTTGAATAATATCAATTTCTAAATTATATTTTGTATAATTTAAACTTTTAATATGTGAAGATATAATTTGAGCTTTTTCTTCTTTTGTTAAATTAATAGTCATTTTCCCTCCTTTTGTATTATAGCATTTAAATTCATGCTGGCAAGTTAGATTTTAAAGACTCTAAGGTAGAAATCTGTAGGTCATACTCTCCAATTATTCTAACAATATTTGAATAAATCTCATTGTCGGTGCTTGATATTGTTTCTAGCTCTATCTTTCTAATTTCATGGCTATACTGTTCGGCTTTTAGCTCCGTAATATGTGCATTAATTATTGATATTTTTTGTGCATTGTTTAAATCAGTGCTTGACATTATTTACCTTTCTTGTATTTCTTATATTATATCATTTTTAAATAATCTGTAAAGATCATTTTATACGCTAGCTGAATAAGATGTCGAATATGTTTGTCCATTAGTTCCTAATATTGTTGCTTGATAGCTTCCCCATCTACCAGCAGTAGTTCTTGGCGTATCACCCTCTTCTGAGCCTATTCTATAATTATAGCTATTGCCTCCTAGGCTGACAAACCCAGAGCTATATGATCGTGTATTAGAAGCTATTATAGTTCCAGAGGAGCTTCCCGATCTAATTCTCCATGGATAGCTAGGATTACCAGAAGTACTTCCACTGTAAGAAGCATTATTCCATCCCCAACCAATTATATTATTGCTTGCCCCTCCTCTTGCAAATGCTGGGGGGTTTGTGGTTAGTGATATTGACGGAGTAACAAATGAAGATGTTGTGGTAAAACTATAGTTAGCCGATGCCGAATTACCAGTAGAAGAATAAACAGTAACAGTTCCAGAATAGGATGTGCTTGAAGATAGACCAGAAAAGGTATAACTATTAGCAAAACCAATATTTGTACCGTTTACAGTAGAATAAGATTGATTACTTGATGACCAGTTAATTGTTGCACCGCTTGTATTAACATTAGTATTTGCATTCATTGTGATTGTTGGAATTAATGGAGCCTGAGTAACAGTAAATTGATATCCAGAGCTCCAAGCGCTTGCTAATGCTGAAGGGCCAACGCTTGTTTCACCAACTGAAGCAACGGATCTAACATATGCATACCAAGCAGCGCTAGGGGAAGTAGGTCCAGTATTATCAGTTAATGGATTTGATGATCCAGAAGCATCTGGTGTTACTGAGGTTGTTGGTGCGACTCCAGTAGTCCAGTACATTTGATAAAAAGGACCAGACCCTCCAGTAAAGTAAACTGACACTGGTTGCCCACTAGAATTACCAGCAGTTACATTATAAATAGATGGTGCCGTTAAAACATTTGAAATTGTTACACTTGCAGATGATGATGAGTAATCTGGTATTGTTTGTACATAAGCGGTATAGGATCCAATTGAGCTATAAGTGTTTGATAAGCTATATGTCGGGTTACTGGTTCCATATGTCGGATAAATCCAGCCACTATTATTGCCATCTCCATAAACAACTCTATATGCATATGGATAAGAATTTAATGCTGACGGATAACTTTGAATTGTTCCTGAAAACGTTACAGACGTTCCTGGGCCACCAGAAGTTGGTGTAGCGGTAATAGTACCCAAAGATGTAGGATCAATATCATACCAGTCAAATGCAACGCTAGTTGATACAGTATCTCCTAGTTCCCAATAATATCTAACCCCACCTACCACTGTACTTATTTCATACTCCCAGGTCCATCTTGAAGCTCCACCGCTATATGTTGACCCATTAAATATTTCTGGGATAGAAAAATAATCATACAGATAAGCATCCGAGCCAGAGATGGTAACGTTACTTATATTTCCACTACCGTAATAATCATCTGTAAAAGCAATCCATGCCGCAGATGCTGCTGCAACTGACTGTGTGTCTGGATTCCAGTATGCTGAAGTTTGATTATTAAATACTCTATACCTAACTCTAAATGTTGAAGAAGAGTTTACTCCAGAAACTTTCCAGCTTAATTTTGTTGATGTTGCTGTAACTAGGTTTCCTTTATTGTTAAATCCATTATTGTCATTTGAATCTTTAAATGTAATATTTGATATTCCTATTGCCTGCCCTACCGTTGATGTTGCACTGCTTGTTGAAGATGCGGATCCACCCGTATTCGTAGCTGTTACTTCTACTCTTATAGTGTGATTAATATCTGATGGTTGAACAATATATGTAGAAGAATCTGTTCCTATGTTATCTCCAGTGTCCCCCCAATACCAGCGATAAGAAAATGTATCTGGGGAGGTGTCTCCGCTATTTGTTGTTGTATTTTTCCAATATGTACCAACTGTTGTTAATGCTGTTAGTGTTGAATTAACTGTTGCGGAACCGCTTATAACTGGTATAGCTAAAGCTACTGGGGCATACTTTATAATTAATATTGAGTTAGAAAATGCAACAGAGTCTCCGCTTAAATTTGTTGCAGTTACTCTTAATTTAACCCATCTACCATTTACTGCGCTAGTTGTTGTATATGTTGATGAGGTTTGGCCAGAAGTTTGTGTTGTTCCAAATACTCCTTCTTCGCCATTGTTATTTGATGCACTAAGCCATTGTCTTGAATAGGAGTTTGTTCCATTTGGTGACGTCCATGTTCCAAGAGTTCCACTTAATGTGCCGTATAAATATTCACTACCAGTTATTACTGGTGCTACTGTATTGGCTGGAACAAGAAGTCTTGTAAATACTCTTGTCCATGTACTTGCTGCCGTTTTTACCCATACGCCTAAAAGTTCTGTCCAAGTAGTTGCACCTGTTTTATTAAATATAGAGTTTATTTTTGTCCAAGTAGAGTTTCCAGTTTTTGTCCATACTGTCATATTATCAACTCGTACTAAAAAATATGTCGCCTATTCGGGCGGAGCCAGTTACACCATTAATTGTTGAAGAGGTTCCTTGTGAGCCATAGTAAAATGCTCTTCCTGTGTGTAGCCACCCATCATCATCTCCAACAACAACTGTTCTTGATGGACTATACCCGTTTGGATCTGGCTGGTGAAACTCTGGAGCTCCAAGATTATTTAAATGGTATCCCCTTGCAAAAGTTCCAGATTGAGAAATGTCAATTCTAAATGCTAAACTAGATGAACTACTGTTTCCTAAATAAGAACTTCCATCTGTTTTTGTACTAAAATATCCAACGTTACCAGCAAATGTACCTACTGAAAATTCAGGAGAGTTAATCCAAACTCCGCTGCCATGAGTTATGTATCCTCCACTTATTGTTAATGTACCGTTATATGTTCCGATACCAGTAGAGCTAATGTCTGCTCCAGTTACCGTTCCTCCTACAATTGAAGATCCAGTAATTGTAGATCCTGCTGTAATCTCCCCAGCTAAAGATACATTTCCATTTGATGTTGTTAAAGTAAATTTATTACTTGCAGATCCTCCATTGTAATGAGTTATTGAATCTGGTGCAAGTCTTATGTGTGCGCCAGAAGCTGGCCCCAAATAAATAGATGGACTATCTCCGCTATTTATTTTAAGTGTACCTAATGAGTTTTGTAAGTAAGACTCTGCTAAAGTCCATCCTCCAACGGTTCCCGCTTTTGCTCTTATAACACCATTTGTTGAAACTCTAAAATCTGCGTCTGCATAGTCTGCGTCTCCTAGCCATATTCCAGTTGCTGGCTCTGCTTTGAAAACTGCATCGCCTGTTCCAATAGAAAGATTTCCAGTAAATGTTCCAGAGCCTTTTATTGCTAATGTTCCAGTAGATCCTCCAATAAACTCAAGAAGTTTTGTTTCTCCATCTGTTCCATAAATAACTAATGGTGTGGTGGATCCACCTATTTCAACTCTTGCTCCACCGCTTGCGCCAGCTTTAATATAGGCATCTGCATCTAGGAACCCTGTTTTAATTTCGCTTGCAGGAAGCATATCTACAGTTATTGGGTTTCCGATTGCTGATACTGGTTGCCCGTTAGCTAAATTATTAGAATTAATTGTGTCTATTTTTACATAATAAGGAACTCCATATTCTAATTTAGCATCAGTAGATTTATTAATAACTGTGCCTACTCCTATTGAAACCTTATTAGATCCGTTTGCAAAATTTAATGTATGCACCCAATTGTTATCACTTGTAACAAAATCTGCACTCGTACCAATAAATACTTTTGCTCCCGCAAAAGACCCTGAAGTAAAGTTTTCAGTTCCGCCTTCTCCGTTATTTTTCTTTCCATCCCACTCAACAATTACTGATGCAAGTCCTGCTGTTAATGCTGGCGCAGAAGGATCTTCTGGATTTATAGCAGACTGTCCAGATTTTATAACAGTTACAGGTCGTGCATCGCTAACCGCCGACTTGCTTCCATAATTTGAAATAGCGTACAGAGCTACTAAATAGTCTCCTGCTGGTGCTGCTATTGTTTGTGTTCCAGCTACCTTAAAGCTTGCTGCAGCTTTTGTTGCATCAAATGGAGATCCATCAATAAAAATATCTATTCTATCTATATTTGTTATGGGCTTGCCAGACTTGTCGTTACCATTCCAAGTAATTTTAATAAAGCCATCATCGCCAACAACATCTGTTAATCCAAGATTTGGACTTCCTGGTAAAGTTTCTCCTATGGTTGTTAATAGTTTAGATGCTGACCATAATCCAAATGTGCCGTCTTGGTATTTCCATCTAAATTGAATTGGATAATTTTCATTTAAATCAAGGTCTGTTACTGTTACAATAAAATAGTTTCCGTTTTCAACTGCAACGGAATTATCTTTTAACAAATCTTGATATGCTGCCATCCTAGATATTCCAGTTCAAATCTAACTTATACTCAAGATCTAAAGATCTTCCAGCAAGTTTTTTAATTCCATAAAAAGTTCCACTTCCAGAAACTGTTCCTGTATTGTTTAATGAAAGGGTAATTGTTGTATCTGACATGCTGCTAATTAAAGCACCTGTTGCTATTCCAGTTCCAGATACGGGTTGTCCTATAAATAAATTATTAACAGAACCTACCGTTATGGTGTTTTGCCCAGATACTCCAGACACGGTAGTTGTTGTAGATACAACGGATCTTCCAATTAATCCAAAGTTTGGATCAAATGTGTCTTCATCATTTATTCTTAATCCATCAAATCCAACGTAAGTTGTTTGTCCTGCAGATGGGGTTATAGTTATTCCTATTTTTATAATAGATGACTTATCTGGTGCTACGGCTGTTGCCCCATTAAAAATTTCTGACATTGGGATATCTGCCGTTAATTTGTTTCCAGTCCCAGATGCTGGTGTAATTACTTTTTCAAAATACTCTGTGTCTGAGCTATAGAATCTAATTTTTATAGATGATAAATTCTCATCTTGTTTGTAATATGCTAATCTTAAAGTATCATTAACGCTATATCCAGATAAATCTAAATTAACTGTGTTTTGGATATATTCGTTTGCAGAGGTTGCAGCTGATTGCATAAGTAATATAGTGTTGCCAATTCTTTGGCTTCCAGTTAAATAATCTGATTTAAATCCGTCTGAATCTGTCCAGTCTGTATATGTTGCAAAATCTGTTATAAATTTACTATCAAAGTTATTTATTGAAGACCTTGTTGATGGATAAATACCTATTTCATTAATGTGACCTTCAACATCTTGTGGAATTGTTGCTTTAAAAATTACAGAGTAGGTCGTGGAACCTTCTACGGTTTGAATGTCTGTTGTGCCAAATGAAACTGGTACTCTATAAAATTCGAACCCAAGTCTAGTATCATTTTCGGTATCTGCGGTGTAGTCAATCCCTATGGCAATATCTTTATTTAAGGCAGATACGTTGCCAGCCATTTGATCGGTTAAAAATCTTTTTCCAAATTTTGTTATCATTATTCTCCTATTAAATTGGTGTAGAGTAACTAGACCTATATGTAGTACCATTTGTTCCTACTACAACTGTTCTTACTCTTAGCCATCTTGATGAAGATGTAGCACTAGTATTTCCATCTCTAGAACTTACTCTATATTGCTTCATGCTTCCACCAATTCCTATTTGCTTACTTGTAGATGTTGAGTATGTTAATGTTCCGCTATCTAACGTTGCTGCTGAGGTTCCGCTTGATGAACTAATTATCCATTCATATGATACAGAAGAATATGATCCAAGTCCAGAAACATTGTCCCATCCCCAAGATATTGCTGCTCCATCTCTTTTAAATATAACTTGTGGAATACCTGGTGTTGGAGTAATAAATTCTACGGACTTTGTAGTGCTTGTATTTGAAACAATTGGCACTACTGTGCTAGGGTTAAATATTCTTGCGTCTACACCTGCAATATTAGTTGGGTTTTTACTAGAGTTTCTAATTTTAATTAATGCTCTAACTTTTTGCAATTTAGAAACAGTGTCATAATATGGCTCATAAACAACACTTTCTATATCGCTTAATGATGGAATGTCTAACATTTCATCTATTGTTATTGGATCTCCCGCTAGAATGTCTTGATTTTCTAATGTATCTGGGGTGGATATGTAGGCATACGGATTAGAGTTTAAATATTTAGAATAGTCTATTGACCCACCTTTAACTGCAATATAATCATTTGGATGTAAATGTATAGCGTCTGGGTGGTCTATTGGAAGGGCTATTACTGATCCTCTAGTAATGTCCTTGATATCTGTTCTAATATTTTTAGCCATATTTTTATTATACCATTTCGCCTATAAGGTTCGACAGGTTATCTGGGTCTCCAATCCTTGAGAGTATAAATGTTTTACATTGGTTATTATAAAGTTTTCTGTTCCCGCTAATCCATGATATGAATATTTAACTCCGACCATGTCTCCGACTGAAATAAGTGGGTTTCCAAATATAGACATATTTATAACTTTACCTTTATTGACTACATGCGTTTTTATCCAAGACGCAAGTGATTTAACATCTGCCTCTGTTTGTAGCCATGTTGACTGAAATATAATTGGCTCTACGGTTGTATAGTCATTTAATCCGTCAGTCTTATATTCTAGCTCTCCAGAGCTTCCAAGAGTATTGCCATATATATATAAGCTTGCCTCTAGCCCATTAGATACTGGTACGCTGGTAGATGTATTATTTAATATATATGCCTGTGCTCCAAAATTAGATATTTTTTGACCAATAATACTTGCATAGTTATTTATACCAGTACTCCATTTAATTGGATATGACGGTCTACTATCATACTTAACGTCTACTTTTAAAATTTCTCTTACAACTGTTCCGAACTCGTCTAGGGCAGTTAATTTTTTGTTCCCAGAAGATATCTCATCTTGTGTATAATTTCCCATATATGATAAATCCCCGAAAGATGTGTTAATTAAATCATTTCCAAATTGACCTTTATAAAAATTTAAATCAAATGTTGAGTCTGCATACTGGTAATCTTTTAATTCATTTCCGTAGACATAATCAAATGCAACTTCTCCACGGCCACATATAACTGCAACTTTATTAGTTGGTGCAAGAATAGATGTTTCTAGCAAAGCAACCTTGTTTGCTGTTTTAACAGTTGAGTCTTGATAGCTAACCTTGTAACCATTTATATAAGCATCAATATTTACAACCTTGTTTTCTATCTTTACCTTTACATCGATATTGTATATTCTTCCACCATAGATTCCTTCTACCGTAGACTCTGTTCTTGTTCCAATTTCTTTTAATGGCTTTACTTTATTTCCTACAAATTTAACAATTCTTACTGATTTTTTATCTGCTGCCGCTGCGGATGATGTAGATTCTATTAAAATATAATATCCAGTTTGCCCCAAACTATTTATAAAAAATCCCAATCCTCCCATTTGATTTGGATTTTCAACAGTATTATCTAGAATTAAACTAGTTCCATATGAAAAATATCCCACATTGTATTCATTTCCATTTGCCTGAGAAACTGTTTTTGTTGTTGGAACAACAATGGCTGGGAATTCTCTAGAAGCAATAGCGTATCTTTTTGCTAAGTAGTCTTGCTCCGTAACAGATAAAGCCATGTATGATTTTGCTACTTTAAAATCTTTTGGAGTAGATGAAAACGTTTGTATCGAAATTCCATCGGTTGGCATTGTGTAATTTTTTTGCTGTATCCCGTACCCCATGTTTGAATTTAAATATGGTACTACTTGAAAATCATAGGTTGCGCCCATAATTAAATTATCAATAATGAAAGGATCGGCAGTTTTGCTTAATGAAACCTCTGCAGATGCTGGGTCATTTATCCATGCGCCACTAGAGTAGATCTTTTTTTGTATATAAATGCTGTACGATGTTGGATTAACAGACCACTCGTACGTATCTATATTTATTTCCACTGAGGTATAGGACAATGGATTTATTACTAAATTTTTAACAAATGCTAGTCCAGTATAGGATCCTCCGACTGGATATATGTCACGCATTTTGCGTCACCAAAGTTCCAGTCCAGGAATATCCTGTTGAGGGCACACCGCTAGCATTATGTGCAGCAGCTGTGGTTCCTAGAGCACCTCTTGTTTTAACTCTATAGGCGCCATTTGGTTTAAAGTAAATTTCTGAATTGATGTTTGCTGCTCCTACTTTTGAAAAGTTTCTATATTTGTTTACGTCTGCTGAATTTTCTATCCATATATTAATAAAATTAGATCCATTATTTGAAACGTTTGTCTCGGTCAATGCATCATATATTGTTGACGGAGTTAAATCTTTTGGAATATACTGATATCCAATAGCATCAAATTCAATTATTTCTGAGTCTATGAGAAAGTAGCCATTAAAATTAAATCCAGATTGGAATTTACTATATTTGTCTAAGGTCCCAAGGTCTAGGATAATTTTACTGCTACTTGATGTTAATGTTTCTTTTAGCCCCCCCGCAATTAAATAAGAAGTTGGGGATTGCCATAACGGACCAGAGGCTCCTAGATACGTTGAAGATATTGGTGTAGACCACAAAATTTTAACTTGATTTGCAGATGCTATTTCTTTTTGATCAAAATCAATAATGTTAGGAAGAGAGTCTCCATCTTTTTCATAATAAAAATTCCAGGATTTTTCTGTTCTTGAATACATATAGTTTCTACTATAGAATTGTAATATGTTATTTTCATCCATAACTGCATTCATCTGTATGTCTCTACATAACTCTTGAATGCTTTCCCATACTGTCTTTGAGCCATCTGTCCAGAAATAATTAATAAATGGAATAGATGAATCTGTATCTGATGTGAGATTAAAATAATAGTTAGTAAACCCTACCGAATCGAGTAGTCTTCGTATGACTGCAGTTGCTGGATAATACTCGCACAAAATATCTGGGGCTACCGTTTCCATTAAATATTTTGTGTTATCTAAAGCTGTTATTGAAGATTCACCGTAGGTATCTATATCCCAGTTATCTACATAGTAGTATCCTTGTGACACCTTATCATAATTTTTAGAGCCTTCTGCTATTGCCCCATTTGAATGATATATTTTAAAGTACGGATATAAAACTGCATTCTTATATATATATGTTAATGCACTATCCAGCGTTGAGGTCCTATTATATGAAATATATTGTGGTGAAGATTGATTATATTTTGCTAAATTTAAACTTAAACTATTTGCCGTTAATTTTCCAACTGGCAATATGTCTTCTGATGACGAAGATGACTCTTTGTTAATTTCAAATGATACTACATCTGAGGATATATCTTTGATCCATCTTGCTGAAACCTCTATGAGTCCTATAATTTTTCCTGCACCAGCACTTGGGGTTGTAACATTAATTGATTTAATTGAAAGTGGTGTTCCAAAAGACATTGGCTCCGTAGGAGTTGTTGATGACCAAGACGCACCATTATAATACAATGTAACGTTTCCGTCGGATGGAACTGATAAGGCGCTTGCGGCAGTTACTTGAGTGTTATCCGATTTTGTTATAACAACTGTGTAGGTGGACGGTAATGTATGATTTTTTTCAAACCTTAATACAATTTTATTTGTAAGGGCATACCGTGTTCCAGATGTGGCATAGTTTATTGTTACATTGGCCCCCGTGTTTATTGGTGTTACCCAATACTTATAAAATGTTTCAACCCCTGGATAATATATTCTTGGCTGTGCTTCTGGGTATTTAACAGACCTATATGATGAAAATGAATTTGTATATGTGTCGGCATCTGCTAATATAAAATACTTAATGCCAGAGGATGTTGGCCTGAATGGTTTTATAAGTGAGTCTACAGGAAACAATTTTTTATAAGGATTTGGCCTACTTGATGGCCAAGATGGTTGAGATATAGCGTTAACTATTTGCCCAGTATATGCCGAGTCTGCGATATTATTTGTTGCAGATATATTGTCAAGCATATTGTTCATGTTATATTCAATATAGCATCCTGAGTCTATTTGAATGTTGGTGTTATTATAAAGTGTATTCTTTAAATTAGTTGAAGCTGTTATCATTTTAGACCTCTACCAGGGTTATTGATACATTCCAAAATGGCTGCGTTCCTCTTTTTAATACTGTAAAGCTGCAGTTGCTAAATACAACATTGTATTGTTCATAGTTTGCTGACTCTTGATTAGTTCCGTCTTTTGCCAAGTTTACTCTAATATTAAATGAAGACTGTCCTTGGGCGCTACTGTAGAATGTTCTTAAATCTTCAGCTCCCCATGCCCCGTCTACTGTAAAGGTTCTGTAGGATGGAAGCATGTCCCATGACAATGTAAATGTCTTTTTATCTGCTATAAAAAACTTTCTAAGTGTTCCATTAGACATTCTTTGTTGCTTTTCAATGCGATCAGTTGAAATATCAAATTGAGATCTATTATGTTCTGAAACCTTGTTATATTTTAATGAACCATCTCCGCCATTTGCAGATGAGTCATAGCCTTGTATTTGAAGGATAGAGCCTCTAGGCATTGTTACTGTTGTCATACTGTTCTACTCCTTCCAGCAGCTATTTCACGCATTTTCATTTCTCTATGAATTGCTCTTGCCACATCGTTTGCATCAAGATTTGATCCATTAAGTGTAACATTTATATTATACATTGATGAACCACTAGTGGCCAAACCGCCATTTGCATAAGGCATTCTTGTTACGGGGCCACCCATTGAATATTTTTTGTTATTAAATGCATTAAATGTTTGTACGCCATATTTTTTAACTGAGTCAGCATTAATTACATACTCTCCGTTTGAAAGCATAGCTGGAATAGAGTCAGATGTTCCAGTTCCTGGACCAGAAACCTGTCCTCCTGGCTTGTAATATTTAACCATTCCGCCCATAGCGGCTTTAACTGGTTTAATAATATCATTTTCAAGAACTTGATAGAGTTGTCCTTGATAAGTAACAAAATTATTAGCTTTTAATTTATTATCTGAAATTAATTGCTTTGCATATAGTCTTCCCCCAGACCCACCTTTTGTAACAGAAGAGCTATAATCTTTTGTTATATTAAAAGGATTTTCTTTGCTTCCATTTGGAACATTTTTAAATTTATTTACTGCTTCATCAAATTTAGTTACAGCAGATTGGAATGCTAAGTCTGATACACCTTTGGCAGTCATTGATGAATTTATTTGAGTTAATAAATTCCCAGCCATACTTAATGGATTATTTTGATTATAAGGCCTACCTCCGCCTCCGCCGTATTGTTTTTCATATTGAGAATACATTTTTTTCTCTTCTGACGTTCCGCTTTTTAATCCAGTTAAAAGCTCTGCAATTTGTTTTTTAACTCCTTCTTTATCAGCACCAGGTGAACGGCCTAAAATGGCTAATCTTTCAATTTCATCTCTGATATTTGTAAGCTTAGCTAAGTTTGCAGTAGTCTCTGAGGACTTGGCCATAGAGGTCTGTATACCCTTATTAAATTTATCTTCCGCATCTTGTAATTTTTGTTTTTTATCTTCTTGTATCTTTACATCTGCTGCTTGCTTTTCATCTATTGCAGCAATTGCGGATTTCATTTGCTTTTCTTTAGTTAGCTGTTGTATGTCTAATTGTGCTTGTGCTGCTCTAGCCATGTCTCCAGCAGCCAAAGCATCTTGATACTCTAATTGCTTCTTTTTAATTTCTGTTGAGAATGACTCAGAATCTTGTTGATCCTGTAAAGCTTTTTTCCTAGCATTTGCTGCTTCATTTATTTTCTTTATTTCTAAGTCTATTGCTTTTATTTTATTTTTATAATAATCAGCATCTTGTTTTTGAGCATTTTTAATTGATGTTGCGTAATTATCTGTAGCTGTTTTAGCTTTGGAAATTGGGCCAGCTAAAAATGATAACGGATTATCTTTGCTTGTATCTTCTGTTATCTGATTTAATCCATTTTGAATTGTAGCAAGATTGGAGGTTAAGTCAATTGCGTCTTGTCCAGACATTGCTGCAAGATTTATTGTTGATCCTAGCTCAGAATTATATAGCAATATCTTTGCTGTTACGCTAGCTAAAGATTCTGTTTTGCCCAAAATAGATGCATATATCACGTTTTGCTCTTTTAATTTATTTACCTGATCTGAGCTTAGAGTAGCATTAGATTTATTTATTTTTCCAATTTTTTCCATTGTGATGCGTAAAGCTTCAGCTGAATCTATTATATTTTTAGGGTCTAAGGCATCTTTGGTTCCAACTAAACTTTCTTTATAAGATATAACTGAGTTTATTAAAGTTTCTAGACCAGACGCAAACTCTTCTGGATTAAAATTATTTACAGTAGATGCTTTGCTAAGATTTTCAAATAGCCTAGTTAATGCTGTAGTTTGATCTATAATATTTCTAAAATCAGTTGTTGTTACTGCAGATAACGCTTGCCCAGCTTTTTCAGAAGCTTTAATCATTGCAAATATTTGATTAGATGCTTCTGATGCAGATAGCCCCATAGCAACAAATTGAGCTTTTAAATCAGCTGCATATTTATTTACTCTACTGCTATCAATATTATTAAATGCTTCAATATATTCAGTTTGATTCTTTTTAGCATTTTCAATAGCTTCATTTAGCTCTGCTATGCTTAATGTAATTCCAGTAGGTCCATTTTTTGTATACTGTTCATATGCAGACTGAGCTTTAACTTTGTTTAATTCTATTTGCTCATTAACTTCTTTTATTCTATCTGAAAGAGTTTTAAATTTAGTAATTCCTACGGAAGCAAAAGATTCTTTAGTTCCTCCAAATGCTAATCTATTTGCTTCACCAGCCTCTTCTGCTCTTTTTTTCCAATCTAATAATAATTTTACGCCAAGTCCTAGTGAGCCTATAAGTGCTCCAGGAATTGTTAATTTTCCAAGAACTGACGCTAACTTAGTTACTATGCCAATGCCTTTAGAAAGTCCTCCGAACATTGGCAGCATAGAAGCAATGCTTGATGCTACCATAATTGCGGTTCCAGCTGGTCCACCAACCATTTGACTAGCTACCATGCCGCCCATTCCAATTCCCATTGAGGCGCCCATACCTATTTTTGGCATTTGACGATTAGATAGCATAGATTTTCCATAAGGGTTTCTTAAGCCTTCAGTAAATGCTGATACTGGTCCTCCACCCTGATTATAATACTGGACTCCTGGAATTCTTCCGCCAACCATTCCACCCTTATTCATTCCAAACATCTTCTTTCTTATTTTAGATGTTGACGGAGTCCATGATTTTGAATCCCAGTTTGCATATTTAGTTCGCAATATTTCTCTATCAATTTTACTTAAGCTTTTACCACCTGAACTAAGTACATCCGATGCGGATGATTTAAGAAGTGTGTCCACAATATCTGGCTCAAGAGCCCTTTGAAGACTTCCCTGAGCATTTTTTACATATCCATATGGTCTTTCTTTTTCAAGATTTTCTATAAGTTTTCCATACATTAAGTTTTGTGCTTTAGGAGTAAGACCTGAACTTCCGAATAGTTTCTTGCCCATTCCAATAGACAGTGAAGTTGCTCCCCAACTATCACCCATTTTCCCAAATCTAGCGCCTAAATTTTTAAATGCTGTTCCCTTTGATACGTTTCCAACTACTCCTCCTAAATTATATCCTGGAATCATACCGCCAGAATTTCTTCTAAGAAATGCTTTTGCCATAAGTTTAGCAAGAGCCTTCCTGCTACTGTTATAAGATTTTCCACTAAATGTTCCAAGCATTCCTTTTGCAAGGCCAGATAAATTAGACTTATCAATTGTAGTTAGACCATTTTTAGACTTAACAAGTGTTTCTAGAGCGGCAATTTCTTTTCCATCTCTTGGACCCATTGGCTGAAGCACAGAATTAAATATTGATTTAAATGATTTAGATCCAACTTTTATTTGACTAAATGATTTAGATGGTATTACATTTTGTTGAAACCATTTTTCAAATGTCATATCTCCATTTTTCCCACCAAAAGTTCTGTTATCTTTTTCAAGTTTCTTTATCATTTCAGCAAATACTTTATTGAACTTATCTTTATTAAGTGAAGATCCTCCCAATTCATCTGATGTAGTCATAAATGGTTCAAATGGATGATTTCCAGATGATATTGCTTTTCTAAATTCTTTAGCTAATTGTGGTCCAGTCAAACCTTTTCCAACAGAACGAGTTGCTTGATTGGCATATTGTGTCATCCAGATAGGTATGCCCTTACCAACACTTACGGTTTTGCCGTATCCTCTTGTTCCTCTTACTTTTTTCAAGTCGCCTGCGGATCCTTCTGCTACGTGACTTCTTTCTAATTTTATCTGCCCGCCTGTATTATAATTAGGACCACCAAATCCTTGACCGCCATTTATTGAATATAGCAATGGTAGGTTTTCTTGTGTGGCTTTTTTATTAACAACAAATTCTCCTGGAGTAAGCATTGCTGGAACTGTATCTGTATTGCCTGTTCCTGGAACAATATTACCTGTATTAAACTTTTTAGGCATTGTGGTTTCTGTTGAATATCCACCACCCCAAGTTCTTACTCCTAATGATTTAGCAATTTTGTCAAGAATTCCAGATGCTTTTCTATTTGGTCTAAATATTTCTTTAATGTTTGATTTTCCAGTATTACTTACAATAGGCTGATTAACTAAAGGAACTTGAGTTAAGTTTGCAGTTCTTCCTAATCCAGCTGCTACCTGTGATGTTGTTTGAGCCATCAATCTTTCTAGTTCAGCATTAACTGCAATTATTTTTGTGCGAGCCGCATCTACTGTTATTTTACCAGACTGAAGTTGTCTAACAATTGCCGCTGACTCTGCTGCTGCATTAGATGTTAGCTTTGTCATTGCTGGTAGGAGTTGACCGAATGTACTGTTTATTTCTGCGCTGAATGTTCCAGTTCTAGCAATTTCTTTTTTAAGCGCAGCAACTTCTTGTTTTGTCATCATAGACAAAGAACCCATCATTGCATGCCACTTTGCTGCTTCTCCTGCAACAATTCCAGTTGAAACTCCCTTAGAAGTTGTTAGTCCTTCATATTGTGGGAAATTGTCTCCCATAAATATTTGTGGCACTGCTCCTATTTTTTGATTTACAGGAATTGGTGCTGGTGTAACTGAGTGAATAGTTTGTGAGTCTCTCTGTGACTGAGACATTCCAGATCTTGGATTATGGTGTGCTGCTGCTCTAGTTCCTGGTTTTCCAACAAGTGGGTGTGATGGATTTACACTTCCTGCCATTATTGTTGTTCCGCCAACAGTTGATACTGCTGGATTTACTGCTACTGCAGCTGACATTGCTCTTTGTTCTAATGTTGCAAATTCCGCAGAGAGTGATGAGATTGCTTGCTTTAATACAGCAGCGGCTTTTGCATCGCTATAAAAAGTTTGTTCTACTAAATTTCCAGCTTTTTGTGCTGCAAGTATTTCTGGTGTTAATAGCTTCCATCCTTCTCCACCTTTAAAGAAAGACCTAAAGTGTGAAGCTCCTTTAATAATATATCCAAAGAAGTTTGCAAGTACACCAGTTAACATAATTAATGGACCAGATGCAGCAGTAATCATTCCAATAAACCCTAGTGCTTGCTTAATTGGGTTTGGTAAAGCCTGTACAAAATCTAATATTCCATTAACAAACTTTATTAAAGAAGTATTAATTTTTAAGAATTGTTCTCCAACCCCAGCAAGATCTGCTCTAAGACCTTCAAGAGCTCTTTTATATTTACCAGAAGCCGATTCTGTTACCATACTTAATTCTCGACCCGCAACGTTTGCCAACTCTTCAGAGCTTGCTTTCATCAAATCTAGTACCTGTAGTGTTTGGCTTCCTTGTTTTCCAAGATTCTCAAACAAAGCATTCATACGTGCAAATTGAAATTTACCAAATAGCTGTTCTAATGCCTGTTGTTTCTGCAAAGGATTTAAAGTTTCTAAAGCTGCCTGCAACTCTAAAATTGTAGCTGTGGTATCTCCTGCATTTCTTTGAACTATATCTGTTAAAGATATTCCAAATCCTTCAAACATTCCTTTTGCTACTTTAGTTGGATTAATTAAAGATGCAAGACCTGACTTTAATGCGTTTGCTCCCTCTGAAGCACTAATTCCACCTTCACGCATAGCGGTTAAATAAAGAGCTAGATCTTTTACATCTCCGCCAAGACCTTTAACAATTGGTCCTGCTTTAGGAATTGCTTCTACTAAATCGTTAAGCGTTGTTGATGTCTGGTTTTCAACTGCGTTAAGAAAGTTAATTGATTCAGATAACTCTTCTGTATTTTGCTTAAATGCTGTTTGAATTGCAAGTGTTGCTTTCATTGCATCTTGTCTATCTACTTCACCAAGTACTGCAAGACGACTTGTTTCCCTAACAGATCCAAGTAATTCATTTCCTTGTTTTCCAGTAGCAGCAATATCCGCCGCTAATGCAATTGTATCTGAAAATGATCTTCCATAAGCTTTTGATATTTCAGTTGCAGTTTTTATTACATCCTGTCTTACTTTACCTAGTTCTTGTGAAGAGGTTGCTGCAATGCCTCCGTAAACCTTTGTTAATCTAACAAGTTCTTGGTCTGCTGTTTTAAATGCATCTGAGGCAGCTTTTCCAAATGCCACAAGCGGCACTGTTAATCCTACTGTTAATTGACGACCAGCCCACTGTGTATTTTTACCCCAGTTAATTAATTGACCAGCACCTTCTTGAATGACCTTATTCATGATCATTAATTCTTGTTTTGCTATTGCTGTTTTATTTTTTACTAAATCTAAACCTCTTGGAATATGAACATTGTATTGCATCATACCTTCGGCATTTCTGCCCAGTGGTTGAAGAATTGAATTTTGTAATTGGACTTGTTGTCTAGCCAAATCCCTTATCATTCCGCCGTTTGTTTTTACATGCTGCGAGTAAGTTTGAAAAAACTTACCAAGTTTCATTTGGCCTTTATCTAATTGAGAGCCAAACTTTTCTACGTCTGAGCTTAGGCTAACGAAGTGTGTTGAGAATTGCCCAGTGCTTCGCATTGTTTCTGCAAAGGATCTGTTCATTACAGCAACTTGTGCTGCTAATGTTTTATTGGTTGCCTGTAGTTTGTCTTGTAAACCTGTTAAGGCTGAAGATACCTTATTAAGATCTGTAATAAGATTTGAGAAATCAGATTTAGCAACTATGTTCGTTACTATTTGTTCTTCAGCCATTAACTATATTCTACTCCTTAGAGTATCCTAACCCTGCCCCAATACCAAATCCTTGCTGTGTTGCAAGTGGGCCTTGTAAAGAAACTACATCATCTCCTGATGCATCTATTCCCAAAGCCCTTCTTTGTATATCTTCGAAGGTTGGACCTTCTGTTTTTTCTTCTCCATTTAGGTTTACACCTTGTAAAGAAGCCAAGAATTTTCTTTTTTCTTCTTCAGTCTTTTGCATAGACTTAAATGTTTGTATTAACTCTGGCATTGAAAGACTTTCTTCTAGTTCTTCGTAATTTTTCCAATTACCTAAAAGAAAAACTTCCCCTAGCAATGCGGCTAAATCTAATTCTGACCAGCCAGAACCATTGCCGCTAGTTGGTTTGGGTCGTCAAGTTTAATCCCTCCGCAAACATCAAGAATGCGATTGATTGTTGGCATGTCCAAAGCTTCTTCTAAGGCATCTTTATCTGCTACCAAATCTGGTAACTGTGACTGTATTGCAATTCCGCATGCGTTAATTAGAATTGTTAATGTTTCGTCTTCATTTTCTGCCGCTTGTGTTTTTTGAATTTCTGCCATAAACAGGCGTAGCGCCTTAATGCTTAGTGGCTTTAGTTTAATCTTTGAACCATTTTGCAGTTCAATTTCTTCTACATTGTATACGGTTGTAGCCAATTTATCCTCCTAGGATTGTCTAAATTATTATAACATATAGGCATTATCACTACAAATAGAAAGGCCCCCAAATAAATGGGGGCCTCTATAATTTAATTAATTAAATTAAACTGTTAATACACGGTCAATAATCTTGCCGTATTCTGCTCCTGCATATGCTGCATCTGGAAGAAGACGGAAAGTTACTGGGAATGTGGTTGCTTGACTACGAGCCAAAGAGAACTGTGACTGTTGTACTGACAAAACACGACGTGCATAATATACACGCTCTGTTGCTGTCGCATCTGCTGTTGGTGCTGCACCAACTGCAATTAATTGACGCTCTGTTGGGACCGCACCTAGTGCACCTGCCTCAAGTTTTAGAGTATTTGTTTGTGTTAGTCCAGTTCCTGATGAAACTAATGAGTCACCCTGTTGTCCGAAAACTACAAGAATATTTTCTAGTGTTCCTTCGGACATTTCTGTTGCGATCATAACCTCCATCGCAGACTTGAACAGCTTAGCTGTATCAAGTAGCTGATCTACCGTTACTGAATCGTATGTTGGGTTGTAAGTGATTTGAAGACCGTTGTTGGTATAGCCAACGTTACGGTACTTTGAACCATCTAAACCGTTTAATGTATCTGTGTATGATTCTCCAGATACGTATGCAGCTGCTGCTGCTGAACCTGGCTCCTGTACTGCATAACCTGACTGCGTTGAGTCCTTTTCAGAAATGAAAAGTGGTGATGCACCTACAAGAATATTTTTGGCATTGTTAAATGACATTTACTACCTCCTGTATTTTAAACTATATATATATATTTTAAAAATCAAGCTGGCTAGGCTTCTTTCCTCATATCCAATGATACGGGATTTGGGCCTATAAAGCAATCTACAGGAATCTTCCTGCTTGGTCTGTTATTCTAGAGTATTTAATCTCTAATGTAATATCTGCTGAAAGGAACCCTTGTAGCTCTTGAGAAGGTTCAGTTGGGGATATGTCTGCTATAAATATGCTATGGAATTTAAATTTATCATTTATATTATCTGATCTATTTATATCCCTAGCAGAGTCGTCCATACGCCTAAATAAATCGGTCATTAAATTTCTAATTTCGGCTATTTCAGAAACATCTGTTGAGTAGATGGTAAATAGTAGTTGCTCACAGCATATAAGCCAATTGTCTTCATATGATAATCCAACCTTGTCGTACACAATATGTTTTTTACCACTCAGAAATTGATTCATTTCTGGAGACTGCTGTATTGGAATAATAGGGATTATGACGTCTCCAAGAGAGTCGCTGTAATACTCTTCTGGGTCAAATACGTTATACGCTACTAGGTTATCCCACAAATACTTTCTAATTTCAAACATTGCGTCTAATTTATAATTAGCTGTCATATCATTGCACCCCCAAATGATTGTTCTATTGCTGAGTCCGCCATTGATCTAATTGAGTTTGGGGAGAATGAATATTGAACTCTTTTAATTGGGGCAGGCAGCCTTAATGCCTTGGAAATTTCTGAATTAAATATCTGTTGAAACCCAGATTTTCTAATAGCATTATTTACTAAATTACCACTAAAGAATCTTGAATAATATAATTGAAATTGATTTTTAACACTAGGTCCTCCTGGCCTTTTAACGGTCACTGAGGCCCCTATTGGCATGAACACTGTTCTACCATTAGATTCAAATACTAGCCTCTCAGAATGGCGTGGAGCAATTATTAGAGGCATTCCTGCTTCCATCACGGAAGCTTTGTTAATAAAAACATGTTTTCTATTATTTTCTGGTGATGGAACGAATGATTTAGATGGCTGTAATTCATAATTTATTTTAAATGAAATGCCGTCCATGTCAATTGTTTTTAATTTAAATAATCTAGCGCTCTTATTTCCAACCCTTTTCCACTCATAAACATGGTGTAGGGATTTTGGTTTTGACCTGGCCTGAGCATCTATATGCTCTCCAAAATCTTTATTTATTTGAGTAAAGATTATCTTCTTAAATGCACTTTTAAATCTTTTGCTATTATTAAATTTAGCTATTACATTAGCCTCGTAATATAGGGCTGCTGATATTTGCGCTATATTGCTATCTTTGATTAAAGAGTCATTAGGTTGTCCATGCATTAGCCGCTCTAATCCAGAAGCAGCCTGTAACAACATTATGTTAGATTCCAATTTGCTGGTTCTCCGATCTTCTTAATACGGCACTCCATGCAAGAACATCTCCAAATGGATCTGTCATTGGGGTTACTCCGACTACTTCAAATACGGTTGGGGTGTCATTTGGATAGTCTAATTCTGTCCAAATATTTGCCCCATGCTCTGTTCTAATATTTGTAATTTTTTCTCTAATAGACAGCTTTGAATTTGTTCTAACTTCTATGACTTGGACATTTTCATATTTATTTCCAAGAACTTGCCTATCTCCGCTTCTTGCTGTTGCAGTGTTACTGATCACGCCTTTTGCATAACAAGAAACTGTTTTTATGTAATTCCATTCTTTTTTAATTGCCCCAGTAGATACGTCTTGGGAGTCCGACTGCTTGTAGACATCCATAAGCATAGAAAACGAAGCATCTACTACTCTAAACATCAGATTACCATTAATTGAGTTAATACATATGGAAGAAGTATTTGGTCTACGTATACATTTCCTGTTCCACGATATGCTTCTGCATTGTACTCGAACTTCCAATCAAATGACTGAACATTGTTTACGTATTTTGCTCTCCAAATAGAGTCTTTAGAAAAATAATCTTTCATTAACTCTATACATGCTATTTCAATATCGTCTGGTACGGAATCCCATCCATACCTTCCTTGCACACGATATCTATAATCTTTTATAAAAACACCAGAACCATTGTCATTAATTGATGGAGGAACCATTCCGTTTGCTGTATACACTGTATTGTCTAGCATGTCTGCTCTGTTAATTCTTATTCCAAAACCAGATTCTGTTACTTGAGTTGCATAGTTCCAATTATTTATTTCATTAATGGTGTCTAATAATAAAATATCATTTGAATATAATTTGTGCAACGTGTTTAATTTAAAAGGTAATGGAAGGATGTCTGAACCCGAACCATAGGCAACTTGAACATCATCATATAGACAAAACTTTTGGCCAGTATAGTTTTCTATTACTTTTCGTGCATATTTCTCCGCCATTACTAGTTCGTGATATGTTTTATAATTTGGATCAGAAGGATCAGTTCCAAAACCCATATCTTCAATAGCTTCTGATAGGTTGCAATACGGCTGCACTACGTCAACATACGTTACATGGTTTTGAGATTGGCTATTTATTTGGTATGCCCAATTAACTTTAAACTTTTTTATTCTATTAGTTAAGTTATATGGAATATTTATTTTATATGAACCATTATCAGTTTCTATTTTTGTTGCCTGAATAGAAAGAACTGGGGTTGCTGGATTTACTGCTGGCGTTACGGCAGGATCTTCTGTAATATCATAAACTGTAGCCATGACGTAATCACTGTCCGCATCTATGATTTCGCCACCAAAAATTATTTTTGTTGCTGTTGGTGAATTAGTGTTTATGTATACTTCTGCCATTTTAAAGATTTAGTTTAGCTGTAGAAGTCTTGCGCTTCCTTTGGTGTGGCTAATCTAAAACCATCCTCCTTATCAAAAATTTCTTGAGCTGTATCTTCTGACATTGCTGCAAAGGGATGATTCCTTGTGAATGTATATCCCATTGTATCGTATCTGTGGTTAGCCCTAGTCATTCTTACAAGAACTTCGTCCTTGCCTTGCTTTTTCTTTACATCAAATCTTGGTAAAACTTCAATCTCTTCTTCTGCATCATCTATGTCTTTAAGTGTTTTTGAGTATACCGCCCAGGTAACACCTTCTTCTGCTAGCGCTGCAATTACGTCTGTTTTGCTTTTTACGTTTTCTAAGTCTACTCCGAAATCTTCGGCAACCTTTTTAAGTTCAGCTAATTTTAATGTCTCAAATGACATATATTCTCCTTAGTTTAGGTTATTTAATTATAGCATTACTAAATTAAAATGAGAAGCCCCCAAAATTAATTGGGGGCCTCTATTTGGATTAATTCCTAATTAGGAAGCAATCTTAACGTTCTTTACAACTACCCAAGCGTCTGCTTGCTCAATTTGAACGCCAACACGAGTATACATTGTGTACTCGATTGAGTCCTTCTTTGGCCAGAAGAAGCGGTAAACAGTTACGTCACGCTTGATACCAATAACTACGTTATTTGGGAATGTCAAGTGTACGTCACCGTGTGAACCTGCTGCTGCTGAGTATGTACCATCTTGTGTCTCGTCTAGAAGTGGAACTTCAACGATTGGAATACCAAATGCGTATGGAGCTACATATCCTGCTGGACCTGA